CTTAATTATATTTATAAGAAAATGATATTGAAGCTTATTATCTATAGTGTGGTTAACATTCATCTCGTTGGCATATAGAACAGTATCATTAAAGTATGATAATGCCCTATTAACCATAAAAGGTGGGTATGCTTTTTCTGAAATATCGTCGTGCATAATATCTTTCTTAGTGATATTAATGCTGTTTACAAATTCAAACGGGTTCATTTAAATTTAACCTGAGCCATAATTTCCGTGCAGCATGCCACGATATTCAATTCGTGATCTGCAACGAAGGCATTCTTGTACTGATAATCTGCAAGAATAAGAACTAGCTGAGGAATAGATTGTGGTTCTACATACTCGGCCATGTTATCATATATCTTACGGAATACAGCAGCTGGTTCAGTGTCAATGTTATCCGCTACCCACTGACGCATCTTTTTAAAGTCTTTGCGTTGTAAGGATTTCATTAGTTCGTTAACGGATACATCAGATAAGGTAACCAATATACCTGTATCAATAGTACCAGAAACCGAATACCGTTGTAACTCATTTAACACCCTGCGCCAATCTGGCATGTGTTTCATAATTAGTTCCGCAATTACAGGAACATCATATGTTACACCTTCGGTATCCAGAATGAATTGGATTCTTTTTAGCATTTCGCCACATAGAGCTCCAGAATCTTTCTTGGACATATTAAATTCGATTACAGAACATCTACTGTGTAGTGGTTCAATAATACGGTTCTTAAAGTTACAAGTTAATATAAACCTACAGTTCGCACTGAATTCTTCTATGAATCCACGTAAAGCAGGTTGGGTTGATTGTGGATTAAGGTAGTCAGCCTCATCAAGTATTACTACTTTATAGCCACCTTGTAGGGAGACTGATGAGGCAAACTTCTTAATCTTATTTCGGAGTGTATCGATGCCAGATTCTTCTGATCCGTTAATTAACAGATAGTCAAGATCCAATTCATTACACAGAGCCTTGGCGATAGTTGTTTTACCCGTACCAGCTGTGCCGGTCAGCAGCATGTTGTGAAGTGCACCTCCTCTAACAACATCTGCAAAAGTTTGCTTGATTGCGTTTGGTAAAATTGTATCTTCAATTTTCTGTGGTCGGTACTTCTCTACCCATAAGAAATCATCCATTAGAGTACCTCCCAACCAGTGACTGTGGATAGTCTAAACGACCTCCAAGCCTCCTTGTCAAGAGACCAAGCTGCAAGGTGATCAGTATCGGGACTAACATCTTTAATCTCCAATTTAACACCATGTGCTTCTAATACCACAGGGTTAAGAGTACACGGCATTACGCGTATCTCGTCTGTGATGATTTTCTTAAAGGTAACTGTTACTGTACCACGTTTGAGTGCCTCGATAAGGCGTGCTGTTTCATTTCGATCCATAATATACTCCATAATAAAAAAATGTGGGGCCCGAAGGCCCCGAGGGATTAAGCTTCAGCTGAAACTTCTTCTACTTCTTCGGCAGGTAAGTCACCTTCAGGCGCTTCACCATCCTTAGGAGCAGCTGCATTTAGAAATGTAACCACTCTGTTTCTCAACGAACCAACTGCTTCCAGTTCTGGTCCTTCGAATCCACCGCGCTTGGAACAAACATCAATAATTTGTACCATAGTTGCGATATCTTGTAGAGACAGTTGAGGTGCCTCGGTTTGTGCAGTTTCTACTGCGTTTACTTCTTCAGTCATTTTCTTCTCCTTTGCAAAGTTAGACTAATTTAAGAGATCCCGACCATTCGGCAATCTCCATATTATCCCCATCATTATAATGGGAGATTCTTTCTGTGTACTTATATTTATACACCATAGCTACTAGTTCTCTCTAAAGCTATAAAATATTCTACAGGGTAATTCGTATTCTGCCAGTTTGAAATCAACTTAGAGCTGATCGACACATAATAATCACCAGGTAGTAGTTTCAAGTTTGGGATATTAACCACAAAGTTGAACTGTTCTTTACATGAATTGTCTTTATCTACCACAATATCAAATGTATTGGCAGTAGAGTCTTTAACGTCTAAGACACTTGCTGTAACCAGTCCGTTATTACCACTTAGAGATAACTCCGTATGGCCTAGAACCGATGCTGCCTTCTTGATCTGATCCAATACTTTTTCGGAAAGATTAACTCCAACTTCCGAATTAGGCATTGTAATATCCTTAGTCGGTTGTGTTAGAATTTCTGTCTCAGCAAAGTAGTATCTGATCTTCTGATCTCCGTTAGACATAGTTAACGACTTATCATCAAATGATACTGCCGCGTTTTCAATAAGACCATGGACTGATAGGAATTCGTTTAAGTCATAGACTCCGAACTCCAATGGAAAGTCCTCAGTGATTTCAGCAATGGCCATAATGTTCTTAGCCTCTGAAATTGTTTTCACCTTTTGGCCAGGTTTTAATACTAGGTTAGGGTTAACCATAGCGAAGTTTTGTAATACCTTTAAGGTATCGTCTGAAATAATCATTTGTTCTCCTGTTTTTTCATAGTTATATTATAACACATTTACGGTTAAAAGTAAAGGGTTATTTATCATTATTAGCATACATGCGATCATGTTCATACATCGCAAGTAAACCGTAGTGCAAGACTTTGGCTAGATCCTTTCTAAAATCCGCAGGGCAGTCTCCCTTCTTTCCATATCGTGCGACATATTTGTCAACATTACCTAGAAAGAATCCCATACCATGGCCTCTGTCAACTATGACCTCAGAGGATTGAAGTCCTCCTTGTCCATAATGAGCACCGTAGGTAGAATCGATATAAGTTTGGAGCTCTGCAATAAGAGCTCCTTCATTAAATTTATAATCAGGTTTAGAAACTTGGTTCATTGTTTTCCTCTGTTGTTGGCTCATCAAATGTAACCCCTTGATCCACTTTTGTGTATAGGTCAAGGAAAGCCAGTTTAGTGTCATCGTCAAATCTCGCAATACATAGGTCGATTGACTTCATTTTATCCGTGAAGATAGAGAAGGTTTGGACAATGTGGCACAACCTTCTGGTTGAAATGACTTCATCAACACCATCATCATAGAATGTCTTTCTGATGATATCTGCCCAAGCAACTAAATTCTCAGCAAATGCATTATCAACCAGATCAAATTTCTTCATGTGATTAATAACAATTCTCTTTTCAACTGCAACACTAGGAAACTGTTGGTCAACAGCCACTGTGAATCTCTCCAAGAATGCATCGTCAATGATAGACGCCGCTGTGAATCTTCCGTCTTCTGAACCTTTACCTTTTGTATTCGCTGTCGCTATAACATTGAAGCCAGGCGCAGGAGTGATTGTTTCGCCCGTTTTCTTAACGAGTACAGGTTTACCTTCAAGTATACCTTGAAGACACATAATTTTATTTGTAGCTCTATCAATTTCGTCGAGAAGAAGGATTGCACCATTCTCCATTGCCTTAAGTACCGGCCCTTTTGAAAAGACAGTCTCGCCATCAATAAGTCTAAATCCACCAAGTAAGTCGTCCTCATCTGTTTCTGGGTTAATCTGCACTCTGATAAACTCTCTATTGAGCTTAGCTGCAGCTTGTTCGACCATGAAAGTCTTACCGTTACCGGATAATCCAGAAATATACACTGGATAGAACATCTCAGATTTGATAATCTTAACTACGTCATTAAATGAACCCCATGGGACAAATGTAGGGTCAATTTTGGCAAATGATTTTTCTTCATTCACGATTGACTGCATCTTTGCAACATCAGGACTCAATTCTGGTTCTACTGTACTAAGAGTAGGTCTGACCATCTCGATAACATTTGAGAGGTCATATGTGCCGATCTTTACCCTACTATCTTTTTGGATAAGAGGGACAAAGTCTGGACTTCTATAGCCCATAGATTTGGCTGTATCCACAATGATATTCTTCCTGAATTCATTCTGGTCTGGGTACGTTGTCATTAGTTTCTTGACAATGTTTTGGGTTGATATTCTCACTTCATTCATAATTTAATCCTTATCATTATTTTTTAATATGTGTATATTATACTACGGCTTTGGCCATTTGTCAACACTTTTGTTGAATTAATTTGCATTATTTTAGAACATTTGGTTATATACATATAACCTTTTATAACTTTGTGCCATTATGCTACCGCCTTTCCGAACTTAGTCATTAAGACTTTGTTCTGTTTCTTACTCTTGGCAAACTTCTTAAATGCCGTTCTAATATTGGCATTTGAAGCATCCTCATTAACCGAAAATTCGTCTTCGTTAGTTTCAAGGTTCTTACCGCCTTTTACTAAGTAGTACTCTTTGTAACCAAGAACATTCTCTTCTGCAACACACTTGTTTAATCTGTACTCCTTGTTTGCTGCAATCTTATATCCTTCTGATCCAACATTTTTTTCATTCGCTAGGATCCAAAGTCTCTGTCTCCAATCAGAGTTATCATCTGCCATGAAGAATCCGATATTAGTAGTACCGTGTTTCTTGGCCATATTATCAAGAAGAGATTTGGTAGTCGCTCTTGACGCGGTGTTTGTTTTTATCATTGTTCCCGCGACTTCTATAATAGCAGTATGTCTGTTTGGGTAATATGAATTATTATCATTACGTGAGTATGTTGAAATTCTATTTGCATCACCATCCGTAAATGTGATAAAATTCATCTTTTCTACACCATGTTTAGCTTTGAATTTCTTAACAAGGTGCGTTGATACCATGAGAGCTTGGTTAAGAGGAGTAGAACCCCATTCTTCAAAGGTACATAGGTTACCCCAACTCGTAGTATTAGCTCTGAAATGCATATGTTTCATTGAATCAATAAAGTCTGCTTTATTAAATGTTGATGAACAGATATGAGGCATTGAAAGATTGTCAAGATCGGCGACACCTGGATTCTTTTGTTGAAACTCAAAATTGGTTCTCGGATTGGTTGAAGTAAACCCATAAACATCGAAGGGGATGTTAGTAGCTTTACAAAATGTAACCAAGTGCATGACCTGGGACATAACTTGTTTCATTGAACCTGACATTGAACCTGACATATCAATTAGAAGCATCATCCCGTGATTTTTAGCATTGGCCAGTTTTGTAGAATTTAAGAAGATGTCTTCGTTTGTCTTATACGACCAAAGTCTGTTAACATCAATCTTACCAGTTTTAGCAGTAGTACCTCTACTGTACTGATAAGCAGCTTTTCTCATTTCAAACTCTTTTACGGCAACCTGGACATTTTTCTTTAATGTCTTCATATATGGTTGGAATGCATCAGATACATCATCAGCAGACCCGTACATCTCTCCGTAAACTTCATCTTGTAGTTTTCTAGCTTCTTTTAAGTCAGAATAATTAATTACAGCAGCTTCAATAGCAGCTTTATTAACATCTCCGATATATACTGGTTGTTCACCGTCTTCACCTTTGGTTAAGGTCTTCTCCATTTCTCTAAAGATTGTATCAGTTACTGACTGGTCTTCTTCAGAGTGAACTGGTTGAGCAGCTGTTACTGATATATCTTCTTCTATAGTCTCTTCGACTTCTTCATCAGATTCTGTGTTTTCTGTTTGTCCTGAATCATCTTCCACGTCTTCTCCCGATTCCTCATAGTCATCGTGGCCCGAAGGTTCTGACATTTCCGGTTCATCCTGTTCATTGTTCTCTTGTGACTCCTGAGGTTCTGGTTTTTGCATCAACTCGTCTTGGTTCTCTTTAGTCCAAGCTAAGATGTCTCTGACTAGTATAAGGACTTCATCAAAGGTTTGTGTTTCTAATGATCTGGTTAAGAATACTTGTTCTTCTGAAGTAAATGGTACTTCTAGCTTAGAACCAAGTTTAGTTTTAAGATTGATCTTGTCTATAAGTTTGACTTGATCCCAATCAATATCTGTAAGAGGTCCGAAGAATTCTCTTTCAAGTAATCTTTCATAGCCTCTATTAAAAGAACCGACCAGTCCAGGATATCTGGATTGAATCTTTCTTTCAATTCTTGCATCTTCTACCACATTGATATAAGACCTAGGACATCCTTTTAATTTTTCAGGGCTATCATGCCAACCTTCAAATGGAGTTTCTAATGCATGACCAACTTCATGGCCAACAAATAGGTCATATACATCCTTGTGCATATCTTCCCATAACGGAAGACCTAATACTCTGTTCTTAATATCAAACCACGCAGTCTTGTAGTTACCATGTTGAATAGTAACATTCTCTTTAGCGAGTAGTTTTGGTAGTAAAGTTGATGTGTTCATATAAACTCCTTATCTTTTATATGTGTATATTATACTACGGCGTGGCACGTTTGTCAACACTTTTGTTGAATTAATATCGTTTAATGTCGCATTTCTTATACTTTGTAGTTATATCCTTATAACCAGCTCGAATAAGACTATCGGATTTTGCTGAAGTTCTTATGCTTAAAGAATTCTATCTTACTACGGAATTTGTTCTCTAGCACATCACCTTTGTGAGATATAATAAACACATTGGAATCATCGTCCAGTGTGCTTAAAATCTTGGTTAGATTTTCAACCCCATCCACGTCCAGACTGGAGTCAAAAGTTTCATCCAGAATCAGTAGATTTGTACTGGCAGAATTCTTCATCTTAGCTATCTGTCTCCAAGTAAATAGAAGGGATAAGTCAATTCTCTGCTTCTCACCTTCGGAGAATGATGCATAATTAAATGAATCACGATGCCTTGATCGGATGGTTTCGTTGAAGTTCTCATCCAGATGGAATGCAACAAAGAAGTCCAGAATCTGTAAGTAGTTATTGATTAACCTATTCATAACTGGTAGATACTGTTTAATGACTTTGGTCTTAATCCCAGTGTCTTTTAGCATCTCGCCGATTACTTCGTTATAGGTTCTCTCTTCTACATACTGGAGCTTCTTCTCTGTTGATACATCTTTGGATTCTCTTAAATCATTAAGTTCTTGTTTAGCACCTTTTAAGTCGCCAGACTGACTTGATAACCCATTAATCTCTTTTTGGACTTTATCAACTTCACGTTGGATAACAGTTATCTTATCATTATTAGAGTTAATTCTTTGCTGTCTCTGTCTTAGCTCATTAAGTTTATTCTTAATTTCAGTACCTTCTCTTTCGGCAATAGCAACTTCTTTTTGAATCTGCTCTATCTGATTCTGAACATCACTTGCGTCTTTCTTGATAGCAGTAAGTTTAACTTGTTTAATACTACTATCAATCTCTTGTTCACAAGTTGGACAGTTATCGTTGTCTTCAAAGAATCTTGCATCTTTTACTAGTGATTTGATTTTACCAGTATTCTGTGCTTGTGCAGTCTTTATATCAGACATTCTATCCATGAATACACTTTGTGACTTCTCTTCGGCGGTAATAAGAGCTGTTAAGTTCTTACCAACTTCCTTAGAATCCTCGAACAGATTGTTAATTTCTGTCTTATGGTCTTCAATAGAGTTTCTCTTCTGTTCTATCATATCCTTGTTGATAGATTGTAGGTTATTAATATATTTCTGTTGTGAATCCATCTTAGTTTTGTATATATCTATCTGATGGTTTATATCACTCAACTCGTCTTTGATTTTGGAGTTTCTTTCTTTTAATAACATATTCATCTTAGAGAATATTTGAATATCCAATAGGTCTTCAATAACTGCTCTACGACTCCACGCTGGTAATTGCATAAATGGGATAAAGGAACTGCTCCCTAATACAACTACCTGGTGGAATGACTTGTGATTCAGTTTTAGAATATTGGTTTCTAAGAATTTTTGAAAGTCTCGCATACTTGATGCTTGATTGATCATGTTTCCATTCTGCCAGATTTCAAACTTGTTGGGTTTAATACCACGAACAATCTTAAACTCTGCATTACCAATATCAAACTCTACTTCTACTATTGCTTTCTTACCATTAATAGAATTAACTAATTGAATCTTTGCAATATCTCTATGGGGTTTACCAAACAGACCGAATGATAATGCATCCAATAATGTGGATTTACCAGCGCCGTTTTGGCCTACAATAAGTGTGGTTGGGGATCTGTCTAGTTTTACTTCAATGAATTCGTCGCCGGTGGATAGAAAATTCTTCCACTTACATGATTTAAAATGTATCATACTACCTCTAGGTTTTGTGCTTCAGTATATAGTTTTCTCAATTCAACTTTGATATGGTCTTTATCAAGTTCCGTATCTACTGCTTCGACATAGGAATCAAGAAGTTCTGTAGTATCTTCTAGGGATATTTTCTCGTCATCGACGCTGTCTCCCAGATACTCTTCAAAAGATTCTGCAATCTTTAATTCGTATGTTTCTATAGACTGTAACCGATCGACAAACTTATCGAACATATACAAGTCATTCTTATTTATAACAATGAGTTTAATAAACTTTTTCTCAAATTGTGACACATCAATAGTATTATAATCTGTTTTAGTATCGTCATAAATAACTTTCTTAAACATAGTAATAGGATTACGGACTGGAGTAATTTCTCTAGTCTCTGTATCTAATATATGGAAGTACTTAGGGTCATCAACATCTGCCCAAGTAAATTCTAGCTGTGAACCAAGATAACTCACATTACCCTGACTTGATCTAGTATGGAAATGACCAGAGATAACCTGTTCAAACCTAGAGAATATATCTGCATTCATACCGTGTGGATTAGGGACACCTGCTAATAAATCAAACCCCTTTAATTCTAAATGGGCGCCAAGAATAGGAGCTTTACAATTCATAGCAAAGTCCACATACTCTTCATAGTTGGCATTATTAATCCATGGAATAACTGCAACACCTAAACCGTCATAATCTAACACAGTAGGTTTCATTATGATATTTACATTACTAGTAAAGTACCCAAGAAGTTCTTTAAGGGAACATAGTTCGTTGGTGTTCTTATAAAAAACATCATGGTTACCAGGAATGATATCCATAGTAATACCCATGTCACGCATAGGCTCGAGGAAATGCTTACGATTGGCATTGAGAGCCTTAAAGTTGACAAACTTTCGGTGTTCATAGTAATCACCTAAGTGTAAGATGTTCTTAATGTTATGTTCTTTAAGATACGGAAAGAATATATCCGTATAGAACCGTTCGTGATATTGTAAAAAAATATCTGATGAATTTCTTACACCACAATGTGT